CGCGTTGGTTCTGGCATACATCATCCAAGTCTCGCGGAATTGTTTGAAAAGGTCGCAAAGTCTAGGAGGGACACCTAGACAACGCATCAGCCAGTCTGTCATCTCGGCCATCTGTTTGTTGAACATGACGTCCCACTCCACGTAATCGTTGTCCACAAACATCTTACCTATGTTCTCTCGCAGTTGGAGGAGTGCGGTCAATCTATTGACCTTGTCCTCATCAGAACCTTCTGTGGCGAAATATATGTGCTGGCCGTTGTTCTCAGCAACTTGAGTCAACTTCTTTGCGAGGAGTCGTGCGTAGGCACAAAGCATCATGTTCCACCGCTTTGAGTACGCTGCGATGCCCTGCCCGGCCTTGTCAGTCTCTGCCGCAAAATCAGCAGGCTTCCACTTAGTTTGGCGCTTCATGGTGAAGTCAAGTTGCTCATCATACCACTTCATTTCTTCAGCTATTTCGGCATGGGCGCGTGCTTTCGGTGAATTGCCGAACTTTTCGTCGAACGATTCTATGTATTCACGATAACACGCGCGTTGTTCCTCAGGTGTGGTTTTCAGCTGTTCCTCCAGCTTCGACATGGAGTGTTTATTGCCGAACAGTGCTTTGCATAGACCTTGCTTCAAGTGAGAAAGAGTAACGCGGCCTGCCTTAAGTGTGGTACGAGGCGTCTTCCTAGCATATCTTTTCACAAGCGTGAAGGCTGTTTGGTAAGGGTCGTTACTGACCTGGGGTATGGTCGCTGGACCAGCACCACTAACTGTCACACCCCTAACCACAGGTGGTTCACTCACGAGCGTGTCTTTGTTGATTGAGAGTTGACCGTTCTCAATGTTTGGGATGGGTGTTCGGTAGTAAGGTGCTGTGTTGGGGTGCCTGGCAAAGGCTCCATCCACAGTGTGCTTGGCAACCTTCATGGAACAATTGTCAACAGCAGGTGGGCTCTCTACTTGTTTGATCAGGCCTAAAGGACAAGAAATTTCCATCGGCGTGGGGACTATCGTGTCATTGACAACGTCAAGGTTTGAGTGAATCTGATAGGTTTCCAGGTTATGGCCTTGAATGTTGAAAAACTTCGAAAACTCAGCTGTGTTGCCGACAATGACGAGTTTCGAGGTGTGACGGGTGAGAGCGGTGTAGACCCACTCAGTGCGTGCCATGATGTTGGACGTCACCGCATGATCGTCGATATACCAAACTACCTCGGCCGCACGAGAGCCCTGATAAGTCGTAATTGTATTGGCCTTAAAGCCGCGGGCGATCAAGTCTTGTGCAGTGTCGTCATTGAAAGTTATTATAGGCAGGTGTCTAACCTGGTCAAGAGT